ATTCGGTATTAATTTTTTAGTGTCACCCCTAGCAGCATCTGTGGGTATTATTGTGCCACAAGCGGATACGGCTACGATGTTGCCCGTTCTTCTAGGTATGTTAGGACTCGCTGGGACAAGAACAGCAGAACGATTTAAAGGGGTAGGTAAATGAGTAACAGTAAAGAACTATTAATGGAGAAACTTCATCAGGAGCTAGGAGAAACACTACTAGACCGCATACGTGACCCTGAAGCTAAATCCGCAGACCTCAATGTTGCCCGACAGTTCCTCAAGGACAACGATATAACCGCAGTACCTACTGACAATAACGCCCTATCACAACTCTTGAAGGATTTGCCCTTTGATGAGGATATAACGTCAATTCAGTAGACCCTATACCTTACCTTAGGTATACCCCCTAAAACCCGTTAGAACGCACTACAAGGAGCTTAACGCTATGTCGTTATACGTGAACATGAATCGTAGAAAAAAGAAGGGCATTAGTCGCTCTAAAAAGAAAAGCACTATATCCAAAGATGTCTACGAAAGAATGAAACTTAAGAAAGGTGGATTTAAAGAAAAAAGGAACTAAGTTTTGGTAAATCATAAGCTGTTAGACTTCAAAAACTTCCTATACATGGCTTGGAAGCACCTTAACCTTCCAAACCCTACACCCATCCAGTATGACATCTCAGATTACCTACAGAATAATGATGAGCGCAGGATAGTTATCGAAGCCTTCCGTGGTGTTGGTAAGTCATGGATAACATCAGCCTTTGTCTGTCACCAGTTGCTGCTTAATCCCCAAGAAAACATCCTTGTGGTATCAGCTTCAAAGACTAGGGCAGATGACTTCTCTACCTTTACCCTGCGCCTCATCCATGAGATGCCCATTCTAGCCCATTTAAAGCCCCGTGACGGGCAAAGAATGTCTAAGATATCCTTTGATGTGGCTCCAGCTAAAGCCTCTCATGCGCCCTCTGTGAAGTCTCTGGGGGTAACAGGGCAACTTACAGGTTCTAGGGCAGGGATTATCATTGCTGATGACGTAGAGTCTGCTAACAACTCTCAGACACAAATGATGAGAGATAAACTAGCAGAGACCATTAAGGAGTTTGAGGCTGTACTGAAGCCAGGTGGACGCATAATCTTTCTAGGCACTCCACAAACAGAGATGTCTATCTATAACCTGCTAGATGAAAGGGGTTATAAGACAAGGATATGGCCCGCTAGATACCCTGATGACAGACTCAAGACTGCTATGGGGTACAAACTAGCCCCAGCAGTGTCTGAGGTGTATGACAAAGAGAACTTTCCTACAGACCCAGAGAGATTCGATAGTGATGACCTGCTAGAACGTGAGGCATCCTATGGTAAGTCAGGCTTTGCCTTACAGTTCATGCTTGATGTGTCTCTTTCTGATGCCGATAAGTACCCTCTTAAGCTCAATGACTTTGTAGTAATGTCTGGCCCTAGCTCATGGAAGCAAGCTCCAGTGAGCGTTCAGTGGGCATCTGGTAAAGAACAGATAGATGCTGTGAAGCAACTACCTAACCTAGGACTTAAGGCAGACTATTGGGCTGCACCCATGACTATCTCTCAAGAGACAGCACCTTGGGATGGCTCAGTGATGTCTATAGACCCTGCTGGTCGAGGTAAGGATGAGACTGCATACACTGTCGTTAAGATGCTTAAGGGTCAGCTATACCTTACAGCAGCTGGAGGACTCAAGAATGGTTACTCTGAAGAAAGCCTAGAGGTTCTCTCTAGGGTAGCTAAGGAACAGCAGGTTAATAAGGTGGTGGTAGAGAGTAACTTTGGTGACGGTATGTTTACCCAGTTACTAAAGCCTATCCTAAGCAGAACACATCCCTGTTCTATTGAAGAGATAAGGCACAGCATCAACAAAGAGAAAAGGATGATAGATACCCTAGAGCCTATACTAAACCAACACAGGCTAGTGGTAGATGATAAGGTCATCCAGCAAGACTATCAGTCTGAGACAGAGCTTAAGTACAAGCTATTCTATCAGCTTACAAGGCTGACAAGAGATAGAGGCTCCCTCATACATGACGATAGACTCGATGCCCTCTCTATAGCTGTAGGCTACTGGGTAGAAACCCTAGATAGAGACATACAGCAAGCCGTAGATGACCATAAGAAAGACCTGTTAGATAAGGAACTAGATAAGTTTATGGAAGCATCTATAGGAAGACCACCAAAGAGAGACAATTGGATAGGACTAAGGCATTGAAAACATTAGATAAATTAATACCCACCATACTAGGGTAGGTAGATATATAAGATACAAACAAAAGATACCTATAGATAAAACTAAAGATAAACCTATAGGTTAAACTTAAGATAAACTAAAGGAGAACCTAAAGAGATGTCCTCAGATAATAGTATAAGAGTCCCTACCTGGGCATTACCTTTTGTCATTAGTGGCTTAGGTGTAGCTATAGCGTATGGCTCTAGCATGGCACAGGCAGAGGCTACCAAGGAAGAAGTAAAGCGTATAGAGGTAGCTGTGGTTAAGCAGGTAGAAGAGAGTAAAGCCTTGGGTAAGGATGTAGCTCTGAATGCACAGGCTATAAAACAGATAGCTCAAACCTTAGCTAGACAGGAAGAGACTGCTAAAGCTAGTGATGACAAACTGGGACAGTTAATCACTATTATGCTACAGCAGCAGAAATAACCATGAGCATGGTAGTGGCTCTAGTGTTCCTATTTAATGGAGAGGTAGACCCTACCAAGACCATGTACTTTAGGAACCTAAACACCTGTGTCTATTATGCCCAGGAATACAATAAACATAGAAGAAACTATGAGCCAACTGAATGTATCTGTAGGTTGACTTGGGTTGAGGAAGGGTCTGTGAGGGTACTCTAATGAAACAGCTAGTGTTTGTCTTGATAGTAGAAACTGTGACTAACACTGGCTTTGTTTCAGAATCAGAAGAGTATGGTCACTGGGCAGATGTCAATACCTGTACCTACTTCAGCAGAACTTTGTCTCTACAGAATGTAGAAGGCCATGCAGGTACTACATTTAAAGAAGCCTTCCCGATGCCCCTAAGAGCCTACTGTAAACCTAAGTGGGTAGACCCAACAGAGACGGAGATATTCTAATGTCACAAGCAGGACAAGACTGGTCAGACCCATACACACGCTGGGGCTTAGTGCTGGCCTTAGTGTTATTAGGGTTCACTATATATGCGTTATGGACGGTAAGGTAATTAAACATGAGCAATGTAACAAACATAAAGCCCACTATGGTGGACAAGATACTAGAACTATTAGATGAAGCTGAAGACATTGTGGTACTAGGAGCAGGTAATGGTGACCTAAAGGTGGTCAGTAGTGCATCTAACGGTAACCTATTGCTGATGCTTGAGGCTGCTAAGGCTGAAGTGGTCGCTAGTTATGTCGATGAGTTGTAACTAAAGGTTTTGGTAGAAAAATCTGAAGGGTCTATCGTATATCATGGCCAGCAAAACTCCCCGTTGGCCTACCCGATGGCCTGTAAAATCAAGGCATAGGGTACGGGTATGCCACAATAAATGCCACACATTGCACCGCCAGACCGCAACAACACTCGCATCTAATCGGATAAACTATCGGTTCTACTATATATAGGCACACATTCGCCAGTCGATTGCCTTTTATGCTTTGGGTGCGTTTTTCTTGTTCTCTGTTTTTTTTCTTTTCTCTGTTTTTTTCGTATGGCTGCCGTGACCACCTGGCAACTTTTGGTCACACTAATGATTTCACAATAGCTATCCACTCAGGCATCCTACGCACACATTAATCAACTAGAGGTTACACAATGTTTAAACAACTACTTATAAAGATAGGCATTCTTAATATTAAGACAGTCCAAGTCAGAAGTGTTCTAAAGGTTGCTGAAGAACATATCAAACTGTCAGACCTTAATAATGAATATCCCGATTCAACTAAATACTTACAAACTAGAGGTTTTTAATAATGACATATCCACAGACTGACAATTGCTGTACTCGTATGGGTTGGGATGAGTTCCTAATAGATATAGGTAACTATCAGCTACACGTTAGCACTTCACCCGATACAGAAATGGACGGAACGTTTAAAGCGTTTTGTCATAGCGACCAAGAAATGATTTCAATTAATGGCTGGTTGATAGATTCAGTTCAACTAATAGATGAGGAATAAGACAATGAATAAAGCTTACATTAAAATGATACGCAACGAATCCCGAAAGGACAGATTTGAGGGGTTCATCGTTAACACTTTAGGAATGCTGATACTTACAGGAGGCACTGCAATCACTGTTGGGCTTCTCTATGGTTTCACTGTGGTTATGCTTGCATGGTAATTTTTATGCTTGCAACTATCCACAGAGGCATCTAAGTTAGCATCAAGGGTATTCGTAGTGAGTACCCTTGTTAGTAACTTAACTTTAACTATCCACTAGGGCAATTATTATGAGTAATATAAAAGAACAAGTTGAACACATAGCAACACAACTAGAAAACGGTGTCACCTTTGAGTATTGCGGTATGGACTCAAGCGAATATGACAGTGAGCCAGATGACATCATCAGCGGTTATGACTATTTAACGGATGTCCTTGATATCCAATACATCGTCAATGGTGAAAGTGAGTTTATAGGCGCAAGGATATTGGTTGCATTTGGTGGCCCTAATATATGGGTTGATACCGCAAGAAGCGTAGTTGAGGGAGCATGGTGGGGCGATAGCTACACCGCAAGCTATGGATTTGATGCCATGAACCTTGAAGAAGCATTAAGGGAACTGTGGGAGTGCAGAACACAACCAGAAGCGCCTCAAAAGTTTACAGAGGTATTGCTAGAGGGTGCAGAGCGTGACGCATACATAAAGGCTAGATTTAACCAATAGTAACCACCATAGAGCCGATTAGATTAGCGTCTAGTCGGCTTTTTAGTGGCAACTAATAGCAACCCATAGACCACCAAATTAAAACCCATTAGAACGCAATAGAGGAGCATTTAAACCATGAAAGTAAACCGATTAACTGTGGCAATCCTTCAGCGACTCCACAGAGAAAAAAACAAGGCAGTCTGCACGTGCGTTTATACCATACGAACCGATAGGTCACGGGTATGGTGTCGCAAGTGTCGAGCATACCAAAAACACACCAGATTTGAGTCATAAGGCCATCATGTTGACTCCGCTGCAGAATCTCCAGTGTGACCGATGCTAGGTTTTTGGTCACACACAGGGCTACCGCATCATGTTGACTTGGTGTTTTAATTATCATGTTGAATCGAAAAACCCCTAGTTTTGGGGCTGAAATATGCCCCGATTTTTTTTATTAACCAGTGAGGAATATAAAATGACCATTAAACAAATATTAGGCGATGCAGTAGCAGCAACCATAGAGCATGAAGTTGACATTATCACCGACTCTGAATGGTTCAAAACTTTAATACAGAAAGCCGTTCGTGT